CGTAGAGCAGGTTTTAGATGCAGTTAATACTGAGTGGCATAGAACGCAGAGATAAGGTCTTAAAACGCTTGCAAAAGCATTGTAAGGGCATTTTAACAAGAGAATGGGATGGTAAGTCTATTCCAGTCGTAGTAGGTAATTTACAGGGTGCAGATAAGATACAAATAACCTGTAGAGAACAAAACATACCCTACATTCTAATAGACCATGGTTACTTTCACAGGTCACCTGACTTAGAATGGGCTAGATTATGTGTTAATAACTACCATTGCACAGATTGGCGTGTATCAGATAGAGAAACACCTAAGGTTCATGAGTATCGTAGTGGTGAAAACGTAGTTATTTTGCCTCCAGCAGATAAAATAGCTTATATCTACCAAACTTCTAACTGGTTAGACAAAACAATAGAAGAAATTAGAAAACATACAGAGAGAAAAATTGTCATTAAGCGTAAAGGCGAAGGTGACTTTAAAAGAACACTAGAAAAGGCTCATGTTATTGTGAGTTTTGGTAGTGTGGCAGAAGTGGAAGCACTTATTCGTGGCGTTCCTGTTATAGGTTCACCATATAGCCCTGCAGTACCAATATCCAATAACATACAAGACATAGAAAACTTAACATATTTTGACAGAACAGCATGGTTAAGCTCATTAGCTGCTAGTGAATGGCATAAAGATGAGATGGACAAGTGCTGGGATAGACTAAAAGGACAATTAGATGGCGTTTACTAATTACAGTAGCTTTGTAACAGTAGTAGAAAATTACTTAGCAAGAACAGACTTATCGTCACAGATACCTGACTTCATTCAGTTAGCACAAACAAGAATGTCACGTGACTTAAGAACTGAAAAGATGCTTAAGGTAGCAACTGCTCCTATTACTTCAGGTGATGGTACGGTTGCATTACCTTCTGATATGCTAGAGGTAAGAGAAATACATTTACAAGGTAACCCACCTGTTAGGCTAGAGTTTCAAGCACCTGATTTATTTTTCCGTAATGGTCAAACGTCATTATCAGGAAGACCATTTTACTTTACAATGCTAGGTTCAGAGTTTCAATTTGCACCAACACCTAATGGTAGCTTTACAGCACAAATTTTATATTATGCTCAACCTACATTTATATCAACATCAACTGCTAGTAATTTATATCTAGCTAACTACCCAGACGCTTTATTATATTCAACTCTAGCAGAAGCAGAGCCATATTTATTGAATGATGCACGTATTCAAACATGGTCAGCTTTATATGATAGAGCAATTGCTAATATTAAAACAAGCGACTTGGGTCAAACATACCCATACACTTCACTAAGCGTAACACCAAGATAAGGATAATATTATGGCAGAAATGAGTAACTACCTAGAGAACGCACTTATAAATGTAACTCTACGCAACACAACATATACAGCACCAGCAACGGTTTATGTATCACTCTGGACTTCAGACCCTACAGATGCAGGTAGTGGAACAGAGGTTAGCACATCTGGTACAAGCTATGCTAGACAGTCAGTAACATTTGGCGCACCTTCTAACGGTGCTTCACTTAATACTACAGCAGTAGAGTTCCCACAAGCAACAGCTTCATACGGAACAGTAGGCTGGATTGGTATTAATGATGCAGTATCTTCAGGCAACCTTTTATATCATTCACCACTAACAACGTCTAAAACAATTGACACAGGCGATATATTTAAAATTGCTATTGGTAGTCTTTCAGTAACATTATCTTAAGGTAAATTATGCCAGTACCAATGACGCTAGAGCAACTAGACGTTTATGGTAGTTTGGAAAATGTACCATATAGTTTAGATAATACATTTTATGACAATGGCACTACTGTATGTGGTCCATGGACATTAGACCAGTTAGACGCATTTGGTAGTTTAGATAACTTAGCCATTTCGCTAGATAGTACATTATGGACTACTAATGCTTGTATAAATATATCAGATGCACTTGTTAATGCAGCCGCATTAGTTGTTGCAGATGCTACTAGAATAAGAACAAGTAGTGGTGAAATTACTGCTGACGTTACAGTTGTAGCAGAAGGTACTAAAATTTCTACAGGTAGTGCAGATATAACTGCTAACGCACAAGTAGAAGCAGAAGCTACTAGAATTACATTTAGTGGTGCTGACATTACAGGTGAAGCTACAGTTGTTGCTAATGGCGTTAAAGTTGTAGTAGGTGCAGCAGATATAACAGCTTTAGCTACTGTAGACGCTACAGGCTTTGCAATATACTCATCTAGTGGTTCTATTACAGCTACAGCTACAGTATTAGCAGATGGTATTAGAGTTCAACTTGGCGAAGGTTCTATTACAACTAGTGCAGCAGTTGATGCAGATGCAATACGTATTAGAACAAGTGATGCAGATATAACAGGAACTGCTACAGTTACTGCTGTAGGTGGTGTATTATATGCTGGTGAAGCCAATATAACAGCAGAAGCATTATTATCATGTAGTCCAAATGCAATATTATTTGGCGTAGGTAGTATTTCAGCAGTCGCAAGTATTTTAGCGTCAGGTATTATATTAGGTGAAGAATGGTCACCAGTTACACCAGGTTCAGAGTCATGGACAGATGTAACACCAAGTAGTGATACTTGGACAGTAATAACAGCAGGTGGTAGTTCATGGACTGACATAAGCATTGGTTCAGATACATGGACAACATCAAGTTCAAGTAACGATACATGGTCACAAATTTAATTACGAGGTAAAAAATGCCAAAAGATAAAATCAGTCAGTACGACTCTACAAGTGCTGGCGCAAACTTAAACACAGATATTGCAGGTATTAATATTGATGAGGGTTGCGCACCTTCAGGTATTAACAATGCTATTAGAACACTCATGGCACAAATTCGTGACTTACAGTCAGGTGTTAGTGGTGACTCTATTCCTGTTGCAGCAGGTGGTACTGGTTCTAATACAGCAGCTTCAGCTAGAAGTTCATTAGGTCTTGCTATTGGCACAAACGTACAAGCATATAGTGCAACTGCTGCATTTACTAACGCACTACAAACATTTACATTATCACAACGTGGCACAGTTACTACAGACAATGATGGTTCGTTTGATATGTCAGTTACTAACAACTTCTCATGCACACCTTCAGGAACATTTGCTCTTACCTTTACTAATATCACAGCAGGTCAGTCAGGTTATATTCTCTTAATTAATACTGGTGGTCATGCAGTCACAGCAGCAGCAACTACTAAAGTAGGAACTACATTCTTAACAGGTGTAAGTGCAGCAGGGACATATTTACTATCTTATTTCTCTAATGGCACTAACGTATATGTAACAGCTTCAGGAGCTTTAGCTTAATGGCTATTTTAAACAATAGTAATGCCATCTCTAGTGGTGGCTATGATATAAACAACTCACTTCGCTTTAGGGCAAGTAACTCTGCTAATTTACAAAGAACTCCTGCAAGTGCAACTAATAGAAGAACATGGACATGGTCTGCTTGGGTTAAAAGAGGAACAATTGGTTCTATAACTCAAGGTTTATTTTTGGGAAATTATGATGGTAATGATAATTCCACATACTTTGGGTTTAGTGGCGACCAATTTTTCTTTTTTAATAGATTATTAACTGTAGCAAACGGAAATATATATACCACTCAAGTTTTTCGTGATGTATCTGCTTGGTATCATATTGTTGTTGCAATGGATACAACTCAAGCAACAGCAGCTAATAGATTTAAATTATATGTAAATGGTACTCAAGTTACATCATTTGCTATAGAAACATATCCAACTCAAAATACCGATATGTATATTAATTCAAATGTACAACATAATATTGGTTTTAGGAGAGATGGTTCAACAAATAATTATTTTGACGGTTATCTTGCTGAAATTAACTTTGTAGATGGCTCTCAACTAACACCATCATCATTTGGTGAAACAGATACAACTACAGGTTCATGGAAACCTAAAGCATACACAGGCACATATGGTACTAATGGCTTTTACCTTAAATTCTCTGACATAGCTACTACATCTGGATCTAATGCAGGTCTAGGTAAAGACTTTAGTGGGAATGCTAACTACTGGACTACTAATAACATATCTGTAACTGCTGGCACAACATATGATGCTATGATAGACAGTCCTACGCTAACAAGTGCGACTGTGGCTAATTATTGTG